AATAAATAACGAAACATGCAAATTTGATTAAAAGTGGGTGTGTCCTTTTTTCGCGTGCGAAGGTGGGGTGACTATTGACGTCATTTGTGACGTGGAGGTATTTATGACATTTTATGGCATTTTATGGTGTTTTTTATTACTGGTGTGACTAATGGGTGGAGTGGGAATATTTACACTGGGCGCAGTGACTTTTGGACCGAAAGTGGGCAGAATGGACTTTATTCGAGGGTGTTTTTTATCTATTTTTGTGTGAGAAATTTCCGCAAAAGTGTAATAAAGTACTCGTTAATGTTTTACACGGGAGGCGGAGAAATGAGGTTTCTCTTTCGTTTTTTGTCTATATATTTGAGACATCTCTAAAGAGAGTTATTCTCTTTGAGTCTATAGAGAAAGAGTCTTTCTCTGCTCTCACCATGAGAGCTGCACGATTATCTTTTGATCCGGATTTTTTTAGTTTGGAGTCTGATTATCGCTGGAATTGTGAAGCTGTAAATTTAATTGAAGATGAAGAATTAAATGCATTGGATCCAATGTATGATGAAGGTTTTTCTGAACCATTTTGGTATAGTGATGTACCTCCGCAACATATATTGGATGGAGGATATCAACCTCCTCCTCCAATTTTTCGAGCTCCATTACCTCCTGTTGGAGAACATGAAGAGTTAGAAATTGATTTGCGTTGTGTGGAACAATTACCGGATGAAATTTTAGTTCCGCGAGAAAATTGTGAAGCTTGTGCGTATGCTCAAGATATGTTTAAAGACTTAGAAGCTAAATGTCTGTTTTGTGCTGCATTGGATGGTAAGTTATTTATGTTTTAATATTATAAAAAATAGTTTTTGTTCATTTATTTTAAATTTAAAAAAGTTTTTTCTTGTTTTAGATCCTGAGGATCCTTTAGAGGGGTCAAGTTCTGGTGTGATTTCATCCCGGAAACGTTGTTCTGCTGATTCACGAAGTGATCATAAAAGACGTAAGGATGATGATGATGACGTTGAAGAGGATGATTCACCTTGTTGTTCTCACTAGTAAGTTAATTATTAATTAGTCACGTCACTGTTTTATTATCCTAGTTGTGTATATAAGCAGTGTTGGAGGCAGAAGAGGTTAGGTAAGTTTAGAGGTAGAAATGGACTTGAAATTTTTGCTTGCTTTAGATAATAAGAAGTATCTTGAAAAGCTTTTAGTTTTAGCTTCTAAAAGAACTTCTTTCTTATATAGAACGTTTTTTGCTGATGATTTAATTAAGCTAGTTCATAGCGCTAGTAATGATTATAAAAGTAACTTTGAAGATGTTTTACCCGCTGGTTGTTCTTTTTGGATTTTGTTAGGTTCTGGAAAAATTGGTACTCTTCAAGGCCTGCTTCATAGCGTGGATTTTTCTAGTAACGGAAGAGGTGTTGCTAGTTTAGCTTTTTTTGTCCATATTTTAAATTGTTTGGACGAATTTCTTTTTTTTTCTAAAACTTTTAATTTGGAGGTTTTAGTGAATACATTATGGCCAACCATCCATTGCGCCTTGAACCAGCAGCGGGTGAACGTGTTGCAAGGGGCAATGAACCAGCTGACGGAGACGCCGGTCCCCTCGATCGAGTCATTAATCTCCCCAGAGAGCTCGGGCTCGGAGAACGAGTCAGATCCAGTAGCGGAATTAGAAGAGGGCTCCTTGGAGACGGAATAGAACCTTCTAAACGGTTAAGATTTTTTACAACTGTTGATTCTATCAGTTATGAAGAAATTAAGAAATGTTCAGATACTTCTAAAAGATTTTTTTTTGAACAAGTTACTGGTTATTTAATGAAGCCTGAAGATGATTGGGAAGAAATGATTAAGAAGCATGCTAAAATAGTTTTAGATCCTGAAATTGAATATGTTTTAGATAAACCTGTAAATATTTCTACTTGTTGTTATGTTGTGGGTAATGGAGCTAAAGTTAAAATTACTTGTGTAGAACCTTATGCTGTTGTATTACATAGAAGGGAAAATGAAACTCATATTATCAGTGGAATGTGGACTCCTACATTTGATAGCATTGTTTTTGAACGTTTAACCAATATTCCTGGAGGTGTTTTGATTGCTAGTGGACAGTTTATTCTTAGTGGATGTACATTTATTGGAAGTTTACGTACTTGTGTAGAAAGTCAAGGTGGAGGTACTGTAAGAGGTTGTCATTTTTTTGCTTGTTATAAAGGTATTGTAAATACTTCAGGTTTTACTTTGAAAGTTAAGACATGTTATTTTGAACGTTGTGTTATTGGAATTATTAGTAGAGGAAACTTAGAAATTATTTATTCTACCGGTCAAGCTACATATTGTTTTTGTTATGCTAAATCTGCAGTTTCTATTAGTCACTGTCATATTATTAATCCTTATAGTTTGTATGAATTGGAACCTGTTGAAATGACAGCTTGTCATAATGGTAATCAAGCTATGCCTTTACATACTATTCACATTGCTCGTCATAGAACGGCAGATGCTCCAGTTTTTGAACATAATATTTTGATGAGAAGTTTTTTGTATGTTGGTCGTCGTACTAGTACATTTCAGCCTATTGGTTGTGCCTTTCATTATAGCAGCATAGTAGTTGATGCTGATGCTTTTAATCAATTAAACATGTCATCAAGTTTTGATCAATCAGTTACAGTTTTTAAAATTTTACGAATTGATCCAGCACAAGATGATCATCAGGCTTTGTGTATTTGTGGTGTTCATCATAACCCGTCAATAGTGACACGGGTTGATATTAGCAGTTTTATGCTGACTCATCGTCAAGCATCTTCCTGCAATAATGTGTTTATGTCTGATGATGAATGGTAAGCTCCTCCCCTTTTTATGGCATATAAATTTGCAGTACGATGTGTTTTAGTTATTAATCATGGAGCCGGCTGGAGAAATAAAAACTCCTTTTTTGTCCGCTAGATTGCCACGTTGGGCTGGAATACGTCAGAATGTGATTGGATCAGATATTCACGGAAATCCTGTAGCCCCACCTGATGGAAGCGGCAATCAGATTGTACGAGGACTGCGATCTTTGGAAGATTTCTACGATACTGCTACACTTGATGTTCCTGATTATTCATATTCTTCTCTGACTGTGCTGGATAATAAAGTAGAAAATGTAATGCTAACTTTGCTTCAATTAAGGAAAGATGTTTCTGCTTTGCAAAAAATGATTTTGCCCTCTACTTGTATTCCTTCTGTTAAACGTGAAAAATGTATTGAAGTGTGTGAAGAAGAAGTTTCTGTAAAACCTCCGCGAGCCAAGAAACAAAAAAAATCTCTAACTCAGTAATCAATAAAATCATTTATTTGAATAATAATACCGTCTCCAGCGTTCTCTGTCTGTTATTACTTTATGAATTTTTTCCAAAGCTTTTAAAATTTCACATTGCACATTTAAATACATGGGATAAATACCTTCTTGGGGGTGAAAGTATGACCAGGTAAAAGATTCGTGATCAGGAACAGTGTTATAAATTATCCAATCATATTTGCCTTGTTGTTGATGAAAGTTAAAAATATCTTTTAATAAGAGAGAAATAGGTAGAGGAAGGCTTTTTGTATAGATATTAATAAATCTATTCAGTTGGGTGGGTTGCATTTTTGGGCTAATAATATGATACTTTGCTTGAATTTTTAATGTACTGATATTCCCAGCTAAATCACGACGAGGATTCATATTATGTAAAACAACTAAGACAGAGTATCCGGAACATTTAGGAAACTTTTCATGTAATTTTGATGGAAACGCGTGAAAAAATTGAGCAATGCTTTTATGTCCACCAAGATTTTCCATACATTCATCAATTATTATAGCTATTGGACCTTTAGAAGCAGCTTGGGCAAAAATATTTTCAGGGTGTGTTACATCATAATTTTTTTCCTCAGTAAGAGCTGTATAAGGCAGTGGAATAAATTGAGGAATTAAAGCATTGCTTTGCGGAATAAAAGTATGGTCTAAACCAGCTTGATAGTTTCCTTCGCATATTTGAGTTTTCCATGCGGTTATTTCTTGAGGTGGTATCATATCTAATTGTGGTGTTATGAAAAAAACAGTTTCAGGGGTAGGATTTAATAATTGCATACTTAATATGTTTCTTAATAATTGAGATTTTCCGCAACCTGTAGGTCCATATACAATACCAATAACAGGTTGTGTAGAGTAATTTAAAGACAAGCAAGTGCCAGAAGGAGACAAAAGAGAGTAACATTTTCTTAAATTTTCATCAATTTTTTCATTTATGTTACATAAATCACAGATTAGATTCTCCCCTCCCAAAGACAGTAATTCATTAACAGAAGAAAAATTTTTTAAGGTTTTTAGTCCCTCTGCATAAGACATATTTTCAAAAGACTGTTGTAAATCAGTAATTTTTTTCCATAATTTTTCTATGCATCCCACGGCAAATTCATTAGGCATACATTTTGATTTCTTGGATTCGGGTTGCTTTGAGAATAAGGAACTAGATTTTGAGAAGTAAGTTCTCTTAAGGTTTTGTCGTTCCAAGGCCGAATTGTTCTTTTCAAAGTTGTTTCTGTAACTGTGAAAGGAGCTTCGTTCCGGTTGGCATTCGCCAGCGTTTTCTTCAGACTCAGACGGGCAGTTTGAAAAGTTGTTGTTCCCTGCTGATAGTGCGATAAAAAGCATTCTTTTAAAAGTTCATAAGAAAGTTCATTGGTGGGATGACCTTTCGCTCTTAATTTTCCCGTACCGATGAATCCACATTTGTTACATTTTAAACTATGTAAAGCGTACAGCTTTGGAGCTAAGAAAACAGATTCCGGGCTGAAAGCATCTTCTCCGCATTTTAAGCATTTAGTTTCACACTCAACTAACCAGGTAATAGCAGGGTTAGAAGGATCAAAAACTAGATTTCCTCCATTTTTTTTTAAACGGTGTTTACCTTTGGTTTCCATGAGTTGTCTTCCTTTTTCCGTCAAAAATAAGCTGTCAGTATCTCCGTAGACAGATTTTAAAACGCGATCTTCAAAAGGAATTCCTCTGTCTTCTAAGTAAAGAAATTCACACCATTCAGAAATGAATGCTCTAGTCCACGCAAGAACAAATGATGCGATTTGAGAAGGATATCTGTTATTTTCAACAGTGGGCGTGGTCTTTTCTAACGTATGTAAGCATACATCATCTTCTTCAAAATCTAAAAATGTGATTGGTTTATAAAGGTAATTTCTAGGTTCCGAGGCTATATAAGGAGAGGAAGAAACAGTATTTTTGTCATTGTCCTGCGCTTCTGAACTGGAAACAGGTGGGTACGCTACGACAAATTCAGGGATTATTTCCGCACTTAAGTCATCGGTCTCTATAAATGAAGAAGATTTGACAACGTAATTTCCGTTTGCAATCTGTTTTGCCGTGTCCGCGTCAATTTGATCAGAAAATACTATTTTCTTATTGTCTAATTTGGTTGCAAAAGAACCGTATAATGCATTGGAGAGAAGCTTTGCAATGCTGCGTAAGGTTTGGTTCTTTTCTGTATCCGCTTTTTCTTTAGCGGAAATGTTTAAGTTTACGTATTCACGGGCAATACATTTCCATTGGGGAAAGATGGTAGTGCGTTCGTCAGGAACAATTCGTACTTCCCATCCGCGATTATGTAGGGTGATCAGATCTACAGAAGTTGCTACTTCTCCGCGAAGCGGTTCGTTGGTCCAGCAGAGGCGACCTCCTCGACGAGAACAAAAGGGCGGTAACACATCCAAAAAATTTTCCTCCGGTGGATCGGCGTCGATGGTGAAAATTCCAGGAAGCAAATCAGAACAAAAATAGTCTATTTGTTTTTTGCTTTCTAATTTTGTTTTCCAGGCGAAAGCGGCTTTTGCTCGTTCCAAGGGATTTAAAGGTTTTCCAATGGGTAGTGGATGTGTTAAAGCGCTTGCGTACATTCCACATATATCATAAACATACACAGGTTCTGATAAAATTCCTAGAAATGTGGGATAACACCGTCCTCCTCGAATACTTTCTCGCACGTAATCGTACATTTCATTGGATGGGGCTAATAATATATCACCTAAAGTATTTCCAGTCATTTTTTCTGCACTGTATAAAACTTGTTTAAATATTGCATGAGAATTGGAACTTATTGTTGGTCGTTGAAATATGTTGAATGATGCTTCAGGTAAGTTTATTTCTTGCTGTATGAATGTGTTGTAGGATTGTTGTAATTTTTGAACTAATTCGGCGGTAACTTTAACATCTTGTATACAGTAACAAAGTGCGTGATGAATTATGTCGTAAGCGCCCATTTTTTTTTTTCTCCATAGTTCCTTGTTAAAGTTGTATTCGTCTTCGGATTTCCAATAAGTGACGTGAGGAAAACCGTCTTCGTCTTGTAAGTACATCCCAGTACGATAAAAAGCATTTACAGCCTCGTAAGGACAGTGCCCCTTTTCAACATTCAATGAATAAGCAGAAGCAGCAGTTCTTAAACTAGTGTGAGTAAGAGATAAGGTATCCCGTACCATAAATTTTACATATTGACAAGGTAATTCTGAAGGATGTAAAGATCCATTTTTCCACAAAGGAAAAGTTTTACGTTTTTGATACAGAGGATTGGGAAGTTCAAAAGTTATATCGTTGAAAAGAATCTTTCCAGCTCTGGGCATAAAATTACGAGAAATGCGAAAACAAGGGGCAATGTCTGCTTTGTTTGCAATGACTTGCGCGGCTAAAACAATTTCATCAAAACCAGAAATATTGTGCCCAATAATATAAATTTCTAAAAAAACAGGATCGCCCATCAAAGGAAGTTTTTGTAAAACTTTGAAAGGAACATCTTCTGGCGTAAGAATTTTTTTTTCTGATTGAAATTGTCGTATAGAAGGATTTTTTGTTAAAAAATCATTCCATAAAAAATCTGTATTTATTTTTTGTAATTGGGAACGAAAAGATTTAAAACGTTTTCCAATTTCTCTTTTTTCAGGCGTCAATACAAAAAAAGTGTCTTCATTTTGCCACTGGTTCCAATTATTTTCAAGAGCGACTTTTTTAGCGCTTATTATTAAATCAGGATCACCTGAAAGGTGAAAAACTAAAAGGTAAGGAATTAACTGTTTTCCATATTTTCCATGCCAAGTATAAGTTTCTATGTCATAAGTTACAAAAAGACGCTTAGTTGTGGGAATACTACCTATTGGGCGAAATGAAATAGGTTCCCACCAATGTTTTGTTGTAAAATTTACATGATGAAAATAAAATTCTCTTCTACGGACATTGCAAGTGTGACTATTTTTAAAAAAGTCAGAACAATAAAGACATTTTTGAATAGTTTCGACAGCACTTACTAAAAAAATTTTTCCGTGACGAATCAATATTCTAATTGGGAAAGGAGTAAGATTAGAATTCCAAGTTTTTTCAGTGAGATGAAATTGTCCTTTGTAGAAAGTAAAAATTTGTAAAATTGAAGGCTGTAATGCACTCATTTTTGTAACTATATTGTGAGGATGTAAAACACCAATATCTAAAAAGTTTGACCATGGTACTAAGTGAACTGCGAATAAATTTTTTAAAGCGTTTAAAAAATCTGAATGGTATTTTAACATCAGATGTTTTCCTTCTCCTAATGTTCCTTTTACACTTAAAGTGCTCCGTTTTTGTATTACGGAACGCCTCCCCGATTTAGATGTACAGGAGCGTGAAGGTCGGGAAGAGGGAGATGCTGTTGCCGAAGAAGGGTTGCATGGGCGATTACTCGCGAATTTATCTGCCGTATCTGTTGATTCTGAGTAAAAACAACAGGTCCCGTCACTCGAAACCTGAAAGATAGTTCCATAGAATCAATTACAGCGTCATTTGTTGCTACTTGTCGAAGAATTTCAGAAACATCTCCACTATTTTCATGTAAAGCAATGTCAGACATAAATTGTTCGATTTCTTCCTCATCTAAGTCACCTTGTCCTGCTCTCTCAACTGTAGCGGCTAGATCAATACTTATTCTAGCCATTATTCGAATAAATGCATTTTCTCCTCCTTCATTCCAAACTCTACTATATATTAATTGCCCTTGCTCGTTTCGGGCGCGCATTACCACTTGAGCCATGTTTAACATAACATGTCGACTAAAAGGATTGGCTACACGTAAAGAATGATGCAAGTAATTCAACGTTGTGGCAATATGTTCAGCTACAAAAAAATACATGACCCATCGTCGAATTGTTAATTCGTTAACTTCGCCAATGGCTTCCAATCGTTGAATGACGTTATAAAAGTGAATAGCAAAATTGAAAAATTCATGTTGACGAGCAGAAACTGTTAATTCATCTTCCAATAAACGAATAGCCTCGGCAACAGCAGCTCTCACTTCTTCAGTAAAAGAAATATTAGGTGCGGGAGGAGAAGGAGATAAAATCGGAGGAGAAGAGGATTCTGGTTCTATTGGAGGACTAACTATGGGAACTCTTCGACGTCTTCGTCGCACAGGAAGTGCGTCGATGAATCTTTCAATCATTTCTCCTCGTTGTCGACGCATAGTTTCTGTTACTGCGCGATTTCCTTCGCGAGGTCTTAGTGTAAAAGCGCCTCCCGTTAAGCCAGAGGTGCCGGAGGGGTGAGGCAAACTCAAAACGTCTGTAATGCATTTTAATAAAATTTGTAGGGGCACTGAATTAAGAAGAGAAAAGTTGTTTTCGGCCGCAGTTGAAATATCTGCAAATTTGTCAACAAAACTTTCTATCCAGAAACAATCACAAGGTAAGTCAAGTTCTGTGATATGAGGTAAAAATGAAGCAATTAAAAAATTAAAGTATGCTGCTTTTAAACGGCGAATGGTTTTCAACAATATTAAATCCTTTCTTCCGGCTCGTTGAATACGAACACGATCTGCCATTCCCCATGCTTGATCTTGACATGTCCCAATGTCTTTAAATTGATCTTGCAAAAATTGTTCCACGGGAATATCACGATCTTCACCCATTTGAGTGGTTCCAAATCCACGTAAAGGATGCAATAAAGCAAGATCTGCAACAATGCGTTCCGTTAAAACAGCCTGTTGAATTTGTGCTAAGGATTGTTGAAAATCATCCATGTCTAAAAATCTGTGATAGGCGCCGGTATTTAATGTGTACGTGCAGTTGCTCATGGTGCTCCAGTTTACAAGATGTTGACCTAAGGATACATTCTCGGTATACTTAAGGCGGCTATAAGCTCTGGTATCAAAAATATAATCATTGCATATTTGAACAAGTTTTTGGTAGCCAACTAAAAAATGAGGAGGAGGCCAACTGTACAAAGGCCACCGTAAAGTAGCTGCTTCTCGAGGACTTAAGTTATGCAGCATTGTTAGGTGATATCGGTAAATGTATTTAGACATCCATGAAAGACCAACCGCTGATATAGAAGCGCGAGTCCATTCTCTTTCTCTTGACCAAATATTACGCAAAGGTTTGAAAACTTCAATGGTGTAGAGTGTTTGGCCGGTTAATCTGGAACAATCTATGGCATTCTGGAAGAATAAAACAGCGGTCATACGATCTTATAGATGCATCCGATGCTGCGCCAACTGAAACCCCCTGCTCAGGCGCTGATGACTCCAACTATGCAACCATCATCTTTTGAACAAGAAGGAGAAGGGCTTGCCCGTTTGGAAACAAGTCCAGAAAGGCATCCCAGAGTTCAGTTAAAAAAAGAAGCAACTGAAAGTTTTGTTCCATCTCAAAATCTAATACGAGATAATCAAGGGAGAGAAGGAGAGGAAATGCGGGATCTTCGATTTCGCTCGGGAAAAGAAATTGTGTTAAATAAACAAAAAATCCTCTCTGATGACGATTTTGAAAAAAATGAAATCACTGGACTAAGTCCTGCAGAAACTCATATTAAAGCGGCTAACTTGGCCACTGCGTATCAACAAACTGTTAAAGAAGAAGTAAATTTTCAAAAAAGTTTTAATAATAATGTTCGCACTCTTTTAACTAGGGATGAAGTAGTGATAGGTTTGATGCATTTGTGGGATTTTATTCAAGCTTATGTGGGAAATCCTTCTTCAAAAGCTTTAACAGCTCAACTTTTTCTTATTGTTCATCACTGTCATGAAGAAGGAATATTAAGGGAAAGTCTTTTAACTATTGGCGAACCAGAATCTCGTTGGTTGTTAGACCTAATTGATCTTCTGCAGACAATAGTTGTTCAGGAACGATCGATGAGCATCGCCGAAAAGGTTGCAGCAATTAATTACAGCGTACTTACTCTTAGTAGTCATTATGCCAAAAAAATATATAAGTCTTTGTTTGTTCCTATGGATAAGGAAGCAAAGATTGCAACATTCTATATGCGCGTAGTTTTACAGATCTTGATTTTAAGTGATGAGTTAGGAATATATAGAAATGAACGCGTAGAAAAGGCTATTAGTAACACCAGAAAACGAGAAATGAGTGACAAAGAATTAATGTACCATCTTCACAAAGCTTTAACTGGAATAGAAAGTGATGACGATGATGCTGTAGATTTGGAAGAAAGTGACTTCACTCGTCGGTAATTTGAGTATCTACTTACAGAAATGGAAAATCCGGCGGCTGTGGCTAAATTTCAAAGTCAAGCCAGTTCAGACGTTGACTGGTCAGAAATGTTACAAAGAATAATGGCTCTAACTACGAAAAACGCTCGATGGTTTGCTAGTCAACCTTTTGCAAATCGCGTTGATGCAATATTGGAAGCGGTTGTTCCGTCAAGAAAAAATCCAACACATGAAAAAGTTTTAACTATAGTAAATGCATTGTTAGAAACAAAAGCCATCCGTCCAGATGAAACGGGGGGCATGTACAATGCTTTATTGGAAAGAGTTTCTAAATATAATTCTTTAAATGTGCAATCTAATTTAGAAAAATTGGGGAAAGATGTAAGAAATGTTATAGCTATGAAAGAAAAGTCAATGGCAAACAATTTAGGTAGTGTGGCAGCTTTAAATTCTTTCATTGGTAATTTGCCAGCAACAGTAGAAAGAGGGCAAGATAATTATTTAGCTTTTTTAAGTGCATTAAGATTATTAGTGGCTGAAATTCCATCAGCGGAAGTGTATCGAAGTGGTCCTGACTTTTACTTACAAACATCTCATAGAGGGGCAACAACTGTAAATCTTACAAAAGCAATGAATAATTTACAACCACTTTGGGGAGTACAAGCACCAGTTGCGGAAAGAAACAGCATCTCTTCAATTCTTACTCCAAATACTCGTTTACTTTTACTTATTGTTGCTCCTTTTTCTGATAATGTTAGCATTTCTCGTTCTTCTTATATTGGTTATTTATTGGGGTTGTACAGGGAAACATTGGGTCAAACAGCAGTAGATGAAAGAACATATGAAGAGATAAGCAGTGTTAGTAAAGCATTAGGTAACGCGGAAGAAGATGCGGCTAATTTGCAGGCAACATTAAACTTTCTTCTTACAAATAGAAAATTGCGTATTCCTAAAGAATATCAATTAACAGATCACGAAGAACGGATCTTAAGGTACATTCAACAGGCAGTAAGCATGTTAATTATGTCTGGCACCGATCCTTCTCTAGCCTTGGATGAAGTCAGCCGAAATTTTGAACCCTCCTTTTATAGCAGTAATCGAGTTTTTATAAATCGTCTTATGGATTATTTTCACAGAGCGGCTAGTATTGCCCCAAATTATTTTATTAATGCTGTGTTAAATTCTAAATGGAATCCTCCAGAGGGTTTTTTTACTGGAATTTTTGATTTTCCAGAAGATGTAGAACAATATGACTGGGATAGTTTAGTAGACGATGCATTGGGAGAAGACCAAAGATCAGCTTCGTATCAACAGTTAGGAGCATATGCTATCGAACCTTTACAACCTACTCATAAAAAAGAAAATGAGCGAGCTATTCAATATGGTTCTTTGGCAAGCATGAGTACAGCTTCAAAACAAAATCTTGCAAGTCGCGAAAGCATGGTGTTAGAAAAAGCGACAAATGTAGAAAGAGCAGCCACATTGCTTAACAATGAAATGGACAATATTGTCAAAGAATTTTCAAAAATAAAGACTCATAGGCAAGAAATGAAAGAACTAGAGGAACTTCTACAGGGTCCTAAGCCACCGCCGCCGGAAGAAGAAGAAAACGAGGAAGATTGGAGAAAGGATCGCTATTTAAAATTTGAAGGAAAGGGTTTAAAAAACATGTTTAGTCATTTAAAACCAAAAGGACAATTTTGACTCTTTGTAAATAATAAAGATAGACTTACCACCGACATGATTTGACTGTTTGGTAGATGGATCGTACACCGATTTCGCCTCCGCCTTCGTATGAAACTGCAGTAGAAAAAGAAATGGAGCCCTTATTTGTACCTTCCAGATATCGCGGTCCTTCAGAAGGAAGGAACAGTATTCGTTATACGCAACTTCCGCCTCTTTACGACACCACAAAAATGTATTTTATTGATAACAAATCAGCAGATATTGCTTCTTTAAATTATCAAAACGATCACAGTAATTTTCAAACAACTATAATTCAAAACGCGGATTATACGCCACTAGAAGCTTCTACTCAAACAATCAATTTTGATGAAAGATCTCGATGGGGTGGAGAGTTAAAAACAATTCTTCATACAAACATGCCAAACATAACATCGTACATGTTTAGTAATTCTTTTAAAGTAAAATTGATGACGGCATACAAGAGTCCCACTCCCATTCCATTACCTCCTAAAGAAGGAACCCGTATTTACACTTCACAACCTGGAGGCGTACCGACTTATGAATGGGTGGAATTACACATTCCCGAAGGAAATTTTAGTGATATTACTGTTATCGATTTAATGAATAATGCCATAATAGAACATTATTTAAAAGTGGGAAGACTTAATGGAGTGGCAGAAGATCAAATTGGAGTTAAGTTCGATACACGAAATTTTTATTTGGGTTATGATCCTCAAACAGGATTGATTACTCCTGGAAGTTATACTTATAAGGCTTTTCATCCAGATATTGTCCTTTTACCGGAATGTGCCGTAGATTTTTCATCTTCACGTTTAAACAATTTATTGGGCATTCGAAAACGCTTTCCTTTTCAAGAAAATTTTACAATTTCGTATGAAGATTTAACAGGAGGAGAAATTCCAGCTTTAATGGATTTAGATGCATATAATCCTCCTTCACCTACTCCTTCACAAATTATACCATTATTGCAAGATAAAAAAGGTCGCTCATATCACGTGATTGACAACGGACCTTTAAAAAATAAAACGCAATATCGTAGTTGGTATTTAGCTTATAATTATGGCCCTTCTAACGCAATAAGAGAAAAAACGCTTTTGGTTAATCAAGATGTAACATGTGGAGCCGAACAACTGTATTGGAGTTTACCGGATTTGGCTATTGATCCTGTAACATTTAGACCTAGTCAATCCATTTCAAATTTTCCAGTGGTGGGAACTGAATTATTGCCCATAAGAGCAAGTACTTTTTATAATTCCGCTGCAGTGTATGCACAAATTGTTGCGGATACTACTAACCACACGCACGTCTTTAATCGCTTTCCTGAAAACCAGATTCTTATCCGTCCTCCTGAATCGACTATAACTACTATCAGCGAGAACATACCCGTACATACCGATCACGGAATTTTACCCATACGAAACAGCGTTCCGGGGGTACAACGGGTAACAGTGACGGACGCACGACGACGTATCTGTCCTTATATTTACAAAAGTTTAGGAATTGTTACACCCCGAGTTCTTTCTAGTAAAACGTTTTAAACGAATGGCATTATTAGTTTCTCCAAGTAATAATACCGGGTGGGGAGTGGGAGCAAAAATAATGTATGGTGGAGCGCGCACGTTATCTGCCGATCATCCAGTGCGGGTTGTTTCGCATTATCGAGCATCTTGGGGAAGTAAAAAAGGGAGAGTTCCAAGATCTCGTTCGCGCATGGTAATAACAAATGATCCAGTAGCCGATGTGGTGAACGCTATTGGCCCCGGGCGTCGCAGAAGAGGACACAGAAGAGGGGGGCGAAGTCACAGACGTCACAGACACAGAAGAACAGGGATGCTAGAACTAGCTCAATATCCTTCAATTCGGGGACGGGTAGCGCGAAGAGGAAGACTACCAAGAGTGGTCTATCATCCAAGTCTTCGTCCTCCACGTCACCGCAGGGGTGTTCCCATGCCTATAACTAGCGATCCCGTGGCAGATGTTGTTAATGCAGTTGCCGCATCTACCGCTGATCGTTTACGGCGTGAAAGTAGACGAGCAAGACATTCTCGCATGCGAATAACGTCTGATCCTGTTGCAGACGTAGTTGACGCAGTTGCCCGTTCAGCTGCGCGAAGAGCAGCTCGCAGGGCAAATGCTCGGTCTCGCCGTCAAGAAGCAAGAATGGCTTTGCAAAACGCTCGTAGGGCTTTGTAAAATTTTTTTATTGTTAAAGGCAAAATAAAAAGAAAACATTGTACATCGCCACAGTGTTCGCGTTTCGTTGACATGACAACTCGCAAGATCAAAGAAGAATTACTAGAATATGAAGCTCCGGAAATTTACCGCAGAAAAATTCCAAAAAGGGAATCTAAAGTGGAAATTAAAGTGGAAAAGGGGCTTGATACGAAAGCAATATTAAAACCTAAATATCGTCGGAAAAAAAAAGAGGAGGATTCCATACAGTTCATTAATGCTACGGCTCCCCGTCGTCCGTATCAATGGAAAGGCAGAAAAGTACAACGTGTACTCAGACCAGGAACCGTAGTGGTCTTTTCCCCTGGTCAAAGAACATCTCATGCAATGAAAAGAGTGGCAGATGAAATGTATGCGGATGAAGATATTTTAGAACAGATGGAAAAACAGGAAGGAGAATTTGCATATGGGAAAAAGGCAAAAGAAGTACTTTTAGATACTAGTAATCCTACACCTAGTATGCGGCCTATCACTCCCCAAATTCCCTTACCTCCACCAAGAGGAGTAAAAAGAGAAGGAGAAATGGTCAGTACAGTTCAGCTTTTAGAAAATAAGAAAAGACGTATAGATTCAGTAGATCCTGGTCAAGCTAGAGTACTTCCTTCTTACGCAGTTAAAAGAAAAATGGAAGTAGAATTTGGTCAGTCAAAAATTCAAAAAGTTGATATCCCAGAAAAAAATAGACCGATGAAAATAGAAGACATAACAGTGCGAGATACTAAAAAAATAGCCCCAGGAATAGGAATACAAACAATTGATGTTAAAGTAGAGGTACCAAAAGAGGAGCCCATGATAATCGATCAACAAAAACAAAAGATTATATATCCTACTGTACGTTTGCATCCTTCGCAAATGGGATTTTCTAAATATGTTCGACCTAAACGTCGACGAAAAACTCAACGAAAAGTTAAAAATCCGCGAATTTCTCGTGCAAGTAAAAGGTTTATGCAAACTTTACCATATGTTGCTTATCATCCTTCTATAAAAACTAAACGTCCCACAATCGTATGGCGCTAATGAATTCCTTTAACAGGAACATGGCTGCTCGACGGTTAGTTACTTGTCGAGTCCGTGTTCCTATTTCTATGTGCAGGAAGCTTCGCGGGCGCTGTCGAAAACGTTCGCGAAAAAATATGAGAAGGCGAGCCTTACGAGGGGGCTTTCTACCGGCTCTTATCCCATTGATTGCCGCCGCAATTGGCGCTGTTCCTGGAATTGCTTCTGTTGCGGTACAAGCTGCGCAAAACAGAAGAAATTGAAAATAAAAGTATGGAACTTAAACAAGATCCCAACTCATGTTTTTTTTTCGCGCCAGCGTCCAGTCGTCATGGAAGATATCAATTTCTCCGCCTTGGCTCCGCGCTTTGGATCACGACCTATGGTCGGATCATGGACAGATATAGGTGTTAGCACAATGAATGGAGGAGCAATTAACTGGGGAAACATGTGGAGTGCTATAAAAAATTTCGGCTCTAACTTTGGCTCCAAAATAAAGAATTGGGGAACTAAAGCTTGGAATAGTAATACGGCTAATGCTTTGAAAAAAAAGCTTAAAGATACAGACTTACAAGAAAAAGTAGTGTCAGGAATATCCACAGGGATACACGGAGCTGTTGATTTAGCAAATCAGTTAGTTCAAAAGGAAATAAATGCGCGATTGGAAAAGGAAAACGTAGTAGAGCCGGAAGAAGAAAAAGAGGAACCTGAAAAAGTGCCACCCACAGCTCCTCCATTGTCTCCGCTAAAAAGACCAAGGGATGAAAGGGAACCACCGCCTTCCTACGATTCTTTATTTCCAGAAGCAACAACACTAGAATTAAAACCTACTGATGTAGTAGAAGCTCCAATAAACAAGAAACCGCGTCCACCGCCGGTTCCAAGGCCTTTTCCCTCGGCACCTATTGTTCCAGAATCCCGTTTACCGATATCTACTAGTACCAACAGTTCAAATCGGGGATGGCAAGGAGCGTTAAATAATTTGGTGGGCGTGGGAATGCCCTGTAGATGCCGTTCTACTAAAGGGGCCGGGGTAAAATTTTTACGTCAAAAAAAGCAATACTGAGCATATACTAACTTTTTTTAAGAACGTGAAACAAGATGGCGACTCCGTCGATGATGCCCCAATGGTCCTACATGCATATTGCTGGGCAAAATGCATCGGAATATCTTTCTCCAGGCCTAGTGCAATTTGCTCAAGCAACGGATTCCTACTTCTCGCTTAGGAACAAATTTAGAAATCCAACTGTAGCCCCTACCCATGATGTCACTACGGAACGATCCCAACGCCTGCAACTTCGGTTTGTTCCAGTGGACAAGGAAGATACCCAATACACGTATAAAGTGCGGTTTCAATTGGCAGTAGGAGATAACAGAGTTTTAGATATGGGAAGCACATATTTTGATATCCGTGGCACAATTGATCGCGGCCCTTCTTTTAAACCATATTCGGGAACCGCGTATAATCCTTTGGCTCCCAAAAGTGCCGCAAATAATTGTATGTTTTTTACTGGAACAAATAGAGGTGGACCATTTGATAAAGTAGAAGTGATCGCACAAGCAGCTTATCCAGCAAAAAAAGTTGGAACTACCCAAAGAGATTTTCATTTAACTGACGCTCAAACAGGAGCAGATATCGTTTTGAATGAAGAAAACGAAGTCTATTTGCCAGAACCGCAATTAGGAGAGGAAACATGGTCTGTTCCTGTGCCAGATGCCAGCGCTGGTCGTTTATTGAATCTAAATCAAATTCAACCATGTTATGGATCTTATGCCCCTCCTACTAATATTAACGGAGGACAAGCAATTCCACAAGAAGCTAATAATGGAGTAGAAATGCTATTTTTTAAAAATGGAATTGATACAAAACAAGCTATATTTGCCAGTGAGAATGTACATATGATGGCTCCAGACACTCATTTGGTATTTAAAACAGCTCCAAATATGCAAGGAAACGACGTTTCTTTGGGACAACAGGCCTGCGCAAATCGACCAAATTACATTGGTTTCAGAGATAATTTTATTGGATTGATGTATTATAATAGTAACGGCAACCAAGGTATGCTCGCAGGACAAGCATCTCAATTAAATGCAATTGTGGACTTGCAAGATAGAAACACAGAATTAAGTTATCAATTGTTGTTAGATGCTTTGTATGATAGAAGTAGATATTTTTCTATTTGGAATCAGGCCATAGATAGTTATGATGAAGATGTACGTATTTTGGAAAATCACGGAATGGAAGATGAAATGCCCAACTATTGTTTTCCACTTAGTGGAATGGAACTAAAGGAAGAAAATGTAAAGAAGCAAACTATTACTTCTGGTACATGGGCAGATGACAATACAAATGTACCTGGAACAACAGCAAAATGGAACCCTGAACACATTATAGCTTTGGGTAACCTACATGCTATGGAAATTAATTTGGCGGCTAATTTATGGAAAGGGTTTCTTTACTCCAATATTGCTTTGTATCTGCCAGATAGTTATAAATATACCCCTCGTAATATTATTTTGCCTGAGGACAAACAAACTTACGATTATATGAATGGTAGAATTCCAGCTAGTAATGTAGTAGATACATTTGTCAATATGGGAGCGCGGTGGAGTCCGAATATTATGGATAACATTAACCCATTCAATCATCATCGAAACGCAGGTTTGCGATACCGTTCCCAACTACTTGGAAACGGACGTTATGCAAAATTTCATATTCAAGTTCCTCAAAAGTTTTTTGCGATTAAAAATCTTCTACTGCTTCCAGGTACTTATGTATATGAATGGTCATTCCGTAAAGATGTAAATATGATTTTGCAAAGCACATTGGGGAACGATTTGCGAGTAGATGGAGCGTCTATTCAAATTGACGCCGTTAATCTATATGCAAGTTTTTTTCCCATGGCCCACAACACTGCTTCAACACTAGAAGCAATGCTTAGGAATGATACTAATGACCAAACATTTAATGATTTTCTTTCTTCTGCGAGTATGCTATATCCCATTCCTCCTAATGTAACAAATTTGCCCATAAGTATTCCTTCACGAAATTGGGCAGCTTTCAGAGGATGGAGTTTTACTCGTCTCAAACAATCCGAAACACCTCAACTAGGTTCTCCCTTTGACCCATATTTTAAGTATTCCGGAACAATACCATATTTAGATGGTACTTTTTATTTAGGACATACTTTTCGACGTTGCTCCATTATGTTTGATTCTTCAGTTTCTTGGCCAGGTAATGATAGGTTACTTACTCCCAATGAATTTGAAATTAAACGAACAGTTGATGGTGAAGGATATACTATGGCCCAAACAAACATCACTAAAGATTGGTTTCTTTTGCAAATGCTGGCTAATTATAACATTGGTTATCAAGGGTATTACATGCCTGAAGGATGGAAAGATCGCACTTATTCATTTTTGCGAAATTTTCAACCTATGTGTCGTCAAATAGTTGATTACAACGGTCAACCTTTACATCCAGATGTTCACCTTGATCCCGTAAAACTATTTCCTGTTACTATACCACATCAACATAATAATAGTGGTTTTGCAGGATTTACTGCTCCTTGTGCGCCTCGAGAAGGGCATCCGTACCCTGCCAATTGGCCTTACCCTCTTATTGGTAAAAATGCTGTAAAAAGTGTTCTTACTGAAAGAAAGTTTTTGTGTGATCGAACCTTATGGAGAATACCTTTCAGTTCTAATTTTATGAACATGGGCACTCTTACCGATCTCGGGCAAAATTTATTGTATGCGAATTCTGCCCATGCATTGGATATTAATTTTGAAATAGATGCTATGGAAGAGCCAACTCTTTTGTATATATTGTTCGAAGTATTCGATGTTTGTCGTATTCATCAGCCGCATAGAGGCGTAATAGAAGCTGTTTATCTTCGTACTCCTTTCTCAGCAGGCAACGCTACTACTTAAAATGGGAAGTACCGAAGAAGAACTGAAAGCAATGGCTTCAGATTTGGGTATAACTCCATTTTTTCTAGGAATTTTTGATAAAACTTTTCCAGGCTTTATACATAAATCAAAAATGTGTTGTGCCATTATTAATACTGCAGCCAGAGAAACAGGTGGTGTTCATTGGCTTGCTTTAGGGTGGTTCCCCGCAAAAAACACATTTTATTTTTTTGATCCTTTTGGTTTTTCTAATTCTAAATTAGAACAAATGTATACCTTTGAATACGAGGGTCTTTTGCGTAGAAGTGCAATAACATCTACTCCAAGTCATTCTTTAACTCTAATTAAAAGTAAGGAAGCAGTTCAAGGTCCTTACAGTGCTGCTTGTGGATTGTTTTGTTTAATGTTTTTACATAGTTTTGTTAATTGGCCTCAAACTCCCATGGATAATAATCCCACAGCGAATTTAATACATGGAATCCCCTCAAATTCTTTATTTGATCCTCAATTTGCTCAAATTTTGTATAATAATCAAAAAAAGCTGTATGAATTTTTGTATGCAAATTCAAAATATTTTAGAACACACGAAAAACAGATACAATTTCAAACTGCTTTTAATAAAGCTTTGGAAACTTACAAAAAAGCGTTGCGTGTTTTTTAAAACAAAGAATCGTCTTCGTCGTTCTGAGCAGTAGGTAGTATGGTATTCTGTACTTGATAGCGAGCATCCCATTTAAATTCAGGAATCAAAACTGGGGCTTTAGTTTGCATAATGTCCATCCATATCTTTTTCGCAAGTTGTAACGCCGAAACCAAATCAACATGAGATATTTTGAAATCACAGTTTTTGTTGGTGTTACCCTTGTTATTACGAAAAACGGGATTGTAACATTGATAGACAAGAACGAAAGGATGATTTAAAGTGGCTAAAATTTTAGGATCATTTATATGAGTTTTATCAATGTTAGTGGCAGAATTTACGGCGAAAGGAGTAATTTTACAAACTTGTCTCCCAAGCAAAGGCATTTGATTACAACCCCAGTTACATTCACAATTAAGTGGGAGCAACAAGTGAGAACGGGCAGTTGGCATTTTTGGATAAATAGCTTGCACAAAATCCATTGCTTGACGAAAAGCTTCAAGAGCTTTTTCATTATCAGTATAAAACATGCCACAGCTCAAATTAGTAAAGTTGTTAGGAGGAGTGCTTGCATCGCACACACATGCCATAGCATTTGAATTTTTAATTTGCACGACATTTCGCCCCCATTTATTTGGAACAACTTTTGTTCCGTTAGGATTTTCTTTAAGAGCTCTTTGAGCATTTTCACTTCCAACATCCATTTCAATGACTTGCTCTTTGTTAATCATGGCAAGCCCGTGCAAACATTTCAAATGTTCTTCACATCCATGTTTCCATACAACCACTCCAGTAGGATTCCAAGTAGGCGTATGCAAACCAGCGGATTGAAGAACAAAATTTAACAAAAATCTACCAATTAGGAGATTTACTGTTTTTGTTGTACTGTACGTCAATTGTAAAAACAATTTTTTATCAGACATCCAATTTTGTACACATCGTTTAAAACATTCAATAGTGCCAGAATCAGGAAGCAATGTAAGATCTGTTAAACTCACTTTTTGCGAACTTAGCAAGCGTACTGCTAGATCCATTGCTTTTTGCCACTTTAATTCATCTGGATTCAAAGTATTTCTCCAGATTTTATTTTTTTGTAAAATAGCAGTAGGTTCGGTAATGTGCTTATTTTTTCGAGGAGCTTTACGAGGTGTTGTTGCTTCTGGAACCGGCTTCTTGTGCTTCGGTGTTTCAAATCCTTCCGCTCCTTCGTCAGAATCTAATGCTTGACGTCGTCGTCGTATTCTTTTAGCTTTTGGGGTAATGTCCATTACCAGTTTTTCTTCTTCACCGCTACTGGTATCAGAAACACCATCATAGTGACTCATGATTTCCTCCTAGATGGAAGAGCATAACGATCAGGGTTCTGCACCAGCGGCGGCTCCACCCTCGTCTCCTACCCAAGAATCAGGGGTAGTCCTCCCGTTGGAACATGAAACACCAGACCAGGAGTACATTCAGGAGGATACTCTTCATAAACATCTCATGCGACAAAGTCTTATTGTTCGGCAAGCCATAGAATCCGACCATGATGTTACAAATGTGAACATGCTCAGTCGGAAATTTGAAGAGCTCCTTTTCTCCCCAGCTATTCCACCTAAAAAAATGGCTAATGGCACCTGCGAACCTAATCCAAAATTGAATTTTTATCCAACTTTTATGTTGCCAGAAACACTAGCAACCTATCACATTTTTTTTAATAATACACGAATTCCATTTTCGTGTCGAGCTAATCGTACAAGAACAGATAAGGAACTAATGTTGAGTAATGGCCACCTCTTACCTGGAATTCCTACAACGGCTTCAGTATGTAAAATCTTTGACTGTCTTGGAGATGAAGAACCGGTTTCGGTCAAAGCCCTAGAAGAAAATGACAATAGTGTTTTAGTAGAAATGAAAAATGATAATCCTCGAATAGCAGTTGTAAAACGATCAATTTCAGTTTCACATTTTGCTTATCCAGCTATTAATTTACCTCCGAAAGTAATGTCAGCTGTTATGGAACAGCTCATTATTACAAAAGTAAAAGAAAAAAGCGAAGGTGACAATGAAGATGGTGGTAAACCTGTTGTTAGTGATGAGGAGATTTGTAAATGGTTGAAATTGAAACCAGGAGATCCGGAAATTGAAGAAAGAAGAAAAATTATGACCGCTGTTACTCTAGTTACAGCACAATTACAGTGCTTAAAAAGATTTTTTACTACAACTCAAATGATTAAAAAAATTGATGAAACACTTCATTATATGTTTCATCACGGTTATGTAAAATTAGCTAGTAAAATTTCTAATATAGATCTTACAAATCTTGTTTCATATATGGGAATTTTGCATGAAAACCGATTAGGACAAAGTGTTTTGCACAATAGTCTTCAAGGTGAAGCGCGTAGAGATTATATCCGCGATACTGTTTTTCTGTTTCTTATATATACTTGGCAAACAGCTATGGGAGTTTGGCAACAATGTTTAGAACCCACCAATGTAAAAGAATTAGAAAAACTGCTAAAACAAAAGAAAAAAAATTTTTGGTGTGGTTTTGATGAGAAAACAATTGCCGAAGAACTTTCAATATTAATTTTTCCAGAAAAACTAGTTTCAACTCTACGCGAAGGTCTGCCTGATTTTACAAGTCAAAGTATGATGCAAAACTTTCGAAGTTTTATATTAGAAAGATCAGGCATTCTTCCCGCAACCTGTAACGCTTTTCCTTCCGATTTTGTTCCAATTAATTATACTGAATGTCCTCCTCCTTTATGGCCATATTGTTATCTATTACAACTAGCTAATTTTTTTATGTTTCATTCAGACGTTGCATTTGATTATACTGGAGAAGGTATACTCGATTGCTATTGCCGATGTAACCTTTGTAATCCACATAGATGTTTAGTGACTAATACAGCTCTATTAAATGAGATCCAAGCTATAAATACTTTCGAATTACAGGGCCCGCCCGATAAAGACGGAAATTTCCCACCGTCATTTAAATTGACACCAGGATTATGGACCTCCGCCTTCTTACGTAAATTTGTAAAGGAGGATTTTCATGAGAACGAGATAAGCTTTTATGAGGATCAATCTAAACCACCTAATTGTGAGCCAACAGCTTGCGTCATTACACAGGCAGCAATTCTTGCTCAATTACAAGATATTAAAAAATCACGAGAAGAATTTTTACTAAAGAAAGGACACGGCATATATTTAGATCCTACTACCGGGGAAGAACTTAACTCTACCTACGCATCCACAGCTCATAATACTTTCAGAAAATCTCACACAGACAGAAAATCAGCTGGAAATGACTTCTCAGGAAATGGAAAACATAAACCATGGGGAGTCCTACGAGGATCTTTCAGGGAACAGCGTACAGGAAGACACAGAGGAGGAAGAGGAGGACATAATGGCTCCGTCAGAAATTACATATCTTCCTCTCCAACAAGAAAAACCGAAGAAGAAAATTAATAGATGGGATCAAAAAACCATTGGTAAGGGAAAATACAGATCATGGCGAAAACACAAATATGTTTTGCTAACATGTTTACATGTTTGTCGCCACGATTTAGCATTTACCCGTCGATATATGCTTTTTAAACATGGTGTCAATATACCAAAAAATGTAATTCATTACTACAATTCTTACTATCACAGAAAAAATCAAGAAATCTGAAAGAGAGGAGAGCAGCGAATCTGCCTGCACAGAAGCTTTGAGAGCTCAAATTTTTCCAATACTTTATGCGATTTTTCAACAAAGCAGAGGAAGAAAGGAAAAATATAAAATAAAAAATCGTACACTGCGATCACTTACCAAAAGTTGTCTTTACCACAATTCAGAAGCTCAACTGCGGAGAACTCTAAACGACGCAGACGCTCTTCTTCAGAAATATTGTGCTAACTGAATAGGGTGAGGTTTAAATATGAACTCTAAAAATATTCCCACCCCCTATATGTGGTCATACCAACCACAATCGGGGAATGCCGCAGGCGCCTCCCAGGATTACTCAGCACGAATGAATACATTAAGCGCAGGACCATCAATGATTAATAAGGTGAACGCCATAAATAATCTACGTAACGACATACTGATGACGCAGGCCCTTATCACCGAAACTCCTCGTTCTGCACGCAATCCTCGTGTTTGGCCCGCCCATCAGCTGATCCAGCCCAGCGTGACTCAGACTTTCGTGACACTGCCGCGTGATCCCTCATTACAGTTATCTCTGACCAATAGCGGAGTTCAATTGGCGGGTGGAGGAGCTAAACGTTTTCCTATATATTACCGAGACTTTGTGGGCCATGGCATCCAGTTAGCGGGTGAGCACCCCAGCGTATCTCACCTCAGAGCTGACGGGATCTTTCAACTCGCTGGAGGACAACAAGGATTTCAACCGAGAGACACGATTTTAAAGCTGCAAGCTTCTTCTTCATTGCCGCGCTCCGGTGGTGTTGGAAGTAAGCAATTTGTAGCTGAATTTGTGCCTTCGGTCTATCTCAATCCTTTCTCCGGTCCTCCTTCTACCTTTCCTGACGAATTTATTTCTAACTACGATCTTACAACAGAGACTATAGCAGGTTATGACTGATCGTTCTGATTTTAACAAAAAGTGTCAAATCTGCGTAGATAGTCTCTGCTCTGCTCATGCTGAATACTGCGCAAACCCTCGTTGCTTCACAAAAGATGGCTGCAGCGTTAAGTGGTTCTGCGTTTTGCCCACCGATCTTGAAGGAGAATGCATTCCTGATTCCCTTCAACCCGGGCACGGAGTTAGAGTTGAAGTCCCAGCTCTCAGCCACTCGCAATTTACCACCTTTGCTGGCGACAGATATCTCTGTCTTTCCGATTTTGGGCGTAGCGCCTTCAAGATTGTTTGCTCCTGTTCCATGCCTGGTGTTCATCCTAACATTCTTCGCCTGCTTTGCAAATGCTACAACAAACGTTTATGAAAATTCTAGCAATCCTCTTGAATTTAACTACAGAAATAATGACTTTGTACTCAGAATAATTGGTTCTGCGACAGGAAATTTTGGACTTGATCTTACCAGCAAAACTGCTAATTTTTCATTTGAAATTAAAAGCAACTATTGTAAAGAAAATCAGAAGATATATCAAATTTTAAAAATTTTTAAATATCTTAGTTATCTTTTGATTTTTATTGCTACAACTTTAATTAAAGACAAATCAATGAAATGGTATTTTTTGATTGGACTCGTTTTTTCATTAATTCATCTCACCAACGCAAGCAATACGACCACTGCATTCCCACCAGAAGACAACAGTGAACTGATACTCAAACTTTACAACTACGTAAGTCATCCTGCATTAATGATAGCTTGTTTAGCTATAACACTTTTTATAGGAGCAGTGATTACAATGGAAATTTGTAGATTACGGGTTTTAACAAAAAAAGCAAAATACAAACTGGAAAAATCAACCTACACCAGCTTTATTAAGGACCCTTTATTAACTTTGACCGCCGCATCAAGTTTACCAACAACAGAAGCAAGTGAACTAACTGACGGCATAAAACAGGACTTTATCATTACTATAGGTATCTGGATCTTCTATTACATTCTTTTACTTATTTTAATTGCATACTTTTTTTATTATTTGTACTTAAAGTACAAACATCACAAACAAAAAGAAGAAGAAAAGTTAGAAGTAGTGAGAACAGCTTCCTTTTCTAAATTTCTTGTACCTTTGATTTTTCTTGGATGTGTTAATTGTACCTTTGCTCAAAATACTACTACAGATGTATCAACACCTCCTGAATTCTACAGTAATATAACTTCTATAGTAGCTGTTTTAATAGCATTTGGGATTATTGGATTAGTGCTGTTTATAACAGGGTTTATAATAATTTATTTGATAAATAAAATAGAAAGAAACATGGACAATGAAGAAACTTCAGAAAGAGAACTTCCTTTACCCGCATTACCTAATTCATCTCTAGAGGATCTTCCAATCTATACATCACGCCCTCCGTCTTACCGCAGCGCAGTAAACAACGTTCAAATCAGCAATCCTGTTCCTTTAACTCCTCCTCCACGCTACTGTTCCAGATTAATTAGAACAGCTTCATACAACGCTGCCATGAATTCTCCACTTTCAACTTTATACATTGCTCTATGTTGCTGTGTAATCCCACTTGAAGCGACTGAAGTCATCAACTTTAAAAGTACAAATTTAAATGAACTTCTTCCCACCGACGTACTACTTACTTGGTATGAAATGTCTTATATCTTTTATTGTATTGGTTTTTTAATTTCATGTATTTTAGGTTTTACTTTAATAGTTTATATTTTGAAACTTTTAGGAGCAGATGATTTTCATTATTTGATGATTAATGATGATGAAAGAGAAGTTGCTAGATTAGTAAATACTGTAATAAGTCCAAAACTCTTACTAGTTTTCTGTGCATTAACTCTACCTGGATCTTATGCTCAATGTTCAGGAAGACAAAGTACTTTTAAATTGTCTACCAATTATTCCGTAAATTTAAATGAGTTTAAAAATTTTACGTTTTTCACAAACCTAACAAATCCTATCTCTGAAGGACTTACATTAACTCAAGCTTCTCACACATATCCCCAATGCCGAACAACCATTAATAATTGTAGTTGTGCTGATTACACCCTACAATGTAACAACAACACATTTAATCTTTACAATTTAAATTGTTCTAAGGATGTTACATTTTCTGTATTTGGCACAAGTAACAACGGTTGCAGTGGTTCTAACTATTTTCACATAAATGTAAAATCAAAATCTAAAAAATTAGCTAGTTCCAATTTCTTAAATTTCTTAATCATACTTTTTACTTTAAAAGATAACAGAATCATGTTTTTAAATCTACTTAATTCTATACCAGTAGTGAATGCATTTGAATTATCTACTTATAAGCAATGGCTTAACGCAGTGAATACCTTGCCCTATATAATTTTGACCATAATGGCCATGGCTTTAATCATATGGTTTATTATATTTTTGATATTACACAAAAAAGTCTTTGATTTACGAAGACGTATAACAGGAAATTATAATCACGCACTTATTTCTTTAATAGGGTGTTGTATTCTTCCTTCTGCAGAAGCTAATCAAACTCTAACATTTCCTATTTACCTTTACACTGATAAAAACAACTTTATTAATTCTATTTTAATGTACTTCATAATTGCTGCAGCAGTAACAAGCGGAATAATAATATTAATATTAGCTATTTTATGGTGTAAGGATAAGAAAGCCGATAAACAATCCAGAGCTAAAATTCACTCCAAACCCATTTATTTAGCTTTAATATTTATGTTTTGTTTTTGTTCCGCTAACGCATCATACACAGGAGAAAAACATTTCTATGTAAAAAACAATCAGAATGTGACTTTCTATCCTGAAAATATAAGAACTAATGTTTCTTTTTATTCCCAAAACTTATATTACGGCAAAACAAATATAGGCGGAGTAACCACTGATCATACAGGTAAATTGAAAACTTACTCCCTTAATGATAGTTTTCCTCTATTTTTTAATCTTTCAAATTGTTCTATAACCTTAATAAATTTTACTGAAAAATTTGTTGGAAAATATGTTTTACTCACCAAAACTAAAAAAATGTCAGAAACATCAAAACTTCAATTTTTTCTTAATACTTACACTAATAGTACATCTTGTATTGTTCCAGTATCTAATGAATCCTTAAATCCAATTTTTTACAGTAGCTCTATTGATTGTCCTACTTCAAATTGTAAAACACTACTAATTATTTCTATTGTAATAGGTTTTTTAACTAACTTAGCATTTATTGCTATAATAACTTGTTGTGGCATCAAAAATTGTGAACTGCGTAAAAAAACCAATGCTCCAAGAACCAGATTTTCTAAACACTTACTTGGTATTACTTTACTTTGCTTAATAACAGCAACTCATGCTCAAAGTAGCAAACGATCAGAAAAAACCGAATATGTGGAACTTAATGGAAATTTCACTTTTGATAGCTTTTCTAAAAATGATAATATTTCTCTATCTACTACAAATACCACTTTGGCTTCTTACATCAACCACGCCTTACATATCAATCATTCCAATATTATATTTAACAATAATTCTTTTACTTATGCTTTTATGTTAGTTAATTTTACTAATACCAGTGTTGACACATATTTTGTTTTATTAAATAAGTCCAATGAAATAATAAACAACACCTATCATTTAAAACTACTTAACACCGCAGACTGCAGTTCTAATGATACAATTATATACAGTGATGAAGAATCAAGTGACAGCTTTTTTATAATAGTGATAATTATAGTTGCCCTCATTTTAATCATTGGTTTGAGCATTGGTCTTTATTGCGCATATAAAAAGAGATGTAATAAAAATCAATCTCCTTATCCTGTAGTTAAATACACTAATTGTAGTCACACTCCTCCTCCTACTCCTCACCCTGGTAGAAAAAATCTTGTAGGTTTAACTGTACTTTCTCTATGTGGAACAACTGAAGCTAGTTTTATGACTAATGCGACCTTTGTTTCATGCGGCTTTGTAAATATTTACTTTATTCTTGTTGTTTTAGGAATTTGTTTAATTGGATTAGGCATTACTATGCTGTGTTTTAAATATGGCCCTAAAAATCTTCAATTCAGATTAGTAAGTGTGATCACAGTGTTAATTTTTGCAGCTTGTATAGGTCTTAAATTATCTAATTCCAACCAACTGACAAAAATAATTTTGCAAGCGCCCGTGCAAAAAATAACTGCTTACTCTGGATCAACCGTTCTACTGAGATGCGACCATCCTCAAGCTATATGGTGTTATAGTCCTCCTGATAATAGTAATAAATCCTGTACTATAATTGATCCTTCTCATTATGATAAAAACGGAAATCTTCGGTTTAACGCAAATAAAGCTTCAGAAGGTTTATATATTTGTTATTTAGCTATACCTGTTAGATCTTATAAGTTGGATATTTCTTATTGTAAATATGCCTCTCAACCACACTCGCCGTATAAAGCCTCGTCCCTGTAATTGTCAACCCGATCCAATAGATTATTGGATTTTAACTTCTTCCATTTTTTCCTTATGCTTTCTTCTAATACTTATAATTAAATCCTTTTCTGGTTCAATTATCACCAAACGCCTTCAATGTAGATGGCAAAATACCTAATAAACTTACCGCAAAGCATTCAAAAATCCGTCTCGTGACATTTTTCCATTGATTTCTATCCATTCGCCGTTTTCAAAACTAACATATTTTAATTGTAAAACAAATGCCCATTTTCGAAACATTCTAAACGAATAGTCAAACTTACACTCTTCACCATTATAAAATACTCGCATCTTTTACAGATGAAACGAGCACGACCCAGCACCGACCTCGACCTCGTTTATCCTTTTGATGCCAAATTTCCCATTATTGTTCCTCCTTTTATTGACCCAGACGGAGGAATCGGACCAGTGCCCCCTGATGGAAATCTTGGATTAAAAACAAAATATCCTATTTTTGTAAACACTAAAAATGAAATTGATCTAAAATATGGACAAGGTCTTACTGTACAAAATAACGCTTTAACTTTAGCCACACCACTTCCTATAACCACTACAGAACCTCTATCAATCACCACCACAAGTAAAAAAACTACAATAAATTTTAACTATGATGAAGCAGCTTTTCTAATAACAAACAAGAAATTTTCAATAAAATTAGCAGTAGATGGAGGTTTGGAAATAAACCAAGGTTTAAGACTAAAATTACCTCTCCCTATATCTGTAACTCCACCTTTAAAAATAACTTCCGGAAATCAAACACAATTATCTATTTTGCTTGATCCAAATACCTTCGAATTAAATAACGATACTTTAACACTAAAATTATTACAAAACGGAGGATTAGCCAAAAACAATGGCCTTCAATTAATTAAACCTTTACCTATTACAGCCACCAGTCCTTTACAAATTTCCAACCTTACAGGTAATTCCAATATATTATTAAACATAGGTAATTCTCTACAAACTGTAACAGGAGCACTAAATGTTAAATTAGCCGACTCTAGTTTAAGTTCAACTATCACTGGATTAAAAGTGCAATTAAAAGTAAATGGGGGATTACAGACAACAGCAACAGGTTTAGAAGTTATTCCCAACTCTATTATTAAAATAGACCCAGCCGGGGGACTGGAAAATAATCCAACAACTGGATTAAAATTAAAAGTCCCTCTTCCATTAACTGCTACCCCTCCACTACAAATGTCAAATAATCAAATATCTCTACAATTAACTCCTCCTCTCAGTACTTCAGCAAATAGTTTAACTTTAAATATAAATAATTCATTAGAAATTAATGCGAACAATTTGCAAGTAAAATTAAAACCGCAAGGAGGAATACAACTGGAAACCTCTGGTCTTTCAGTAATTCCAAATGCAAATATACAACTAGACCCAAACGGAGGACTACAAACAAGTCAAGCCGGACTAGGTATCAAAGTAGGATTAGGTTTAAGAATCAGTAATGGTAATCAAACTTTAGAAATAAATCCTGGAACTGGACTCCAATTTAATAGTAATAACTCCTTAGGTTTAAAAGTACAAAATCCTATTAAATTAGATAACAGCGCAGGTCTTACTTTTAATTATAACAGAAGTTGTGCTTTAGATAGAACTGCAGCTGGCTTGCTTATTATGTTAAAAAATGGCCTTACATTTGAAAGATGGGCAGGAGATAACAATCAAAATGGGATATCTATAAACTTAGGAAACGGGTTGGAATTTGGGCCAGAAACTACAGCATCTTTTGCGGGAGCGCCTAAACTAAGAGCAATTAAAGTAAAATTAGGAAAAGGATTAACATACACACCTGTCTCAGGATCTACGGGTCCTAAACAGTTGCAAGTGCATCCTGGAAATGGTTTAACTTTTGCACCCAGCCCAAGCGGAGGCAGTGGAGATATTCCAGCTACACACGCCATTCAAGTGAATATTGGTTCTGGCCTACGAATAGATCCACAAGGAAGATTAGAAATTAATCCTCCTTTACATATTCTTTGGTCATCTACTCAATTGAATGCCCGACTTTTAGGTATTACAGAAACTGTTCCATCTCCTTTAAATCCAAATTGTTATTTTCAACTTAAGTTAATTAAACAAGCCGGTATTACACACGGGTTGGTTTCTTTTAGAACCACTACTGTACCTTTTTATTCCAATATGATGATAAAGCTTATTTTTGATACTAATGGGGCCCTTGTTTCCACAAGTTCCTTAGCTACTAATCAATGGGGTTCTTTTAATCCTGCTAATTTAGTTCCCAGCGCTACAGACCCACCTGGGTTTCCCCCCAGAAAATCTTTTTTACCTAATCGTCATTTTTATGGAGATAATGCCTTAGTAAGTTCAAGTATGTACTCTGCTGCTATATTTCAAACTCCAACCAATACTCCATCTGACCCTAAGTTTCCTAAAGAATTTACTAATCGTATTAAATTTCTTGTTAAGTTTAATGCTCAAGACACCAGCACTTCCAACCCTTATTCTTTAACATTTTTGTGGGGAGATTTAAGAAATATAGATCGTGGTGATTCTTTTGTAACTTCTGTATGTCAATTTTCATATATTAATGAAGATGTACAATTTAATTCTCCATAAATAAAAACGAAAAACAATAATTTATTTTTTAAATCTTTATTAAAGAAAACCAAAAGCTTTAATCACAGGAATATTATATTCAAAAAATCTTCTATATTGTTTACATCTTTCTTCTTCTTTACCGCTTGGAGTTAAGTTTGTAGATTTCATCAAATTCAAAGCTGCTTTCATCCATTTAATTGTATATCTACAACATACATAAGCATTACCCTCACTTCTATTTTTACAAGATTTACATATCAAAACATAGAAATCTCCATAATCTGCATTACAGTAAACACATTGTATTCCACCCACTTGCGTATAGCGCAATCCCATACAATCTTCAACACTTCCACTAAATCTTATATACACTAAATGTAAATCACGAAAATACACACTTCCTATGTACAATAAACATTCAGGCATGCCTATATTAACACGTTCTCTATAAAACATCCATTTAGAATTAAAATCCGTTCCCAACATAAATTCTTTTAACAACTGATAAATATAAGTCCGAGAAGCAAGACATTGAAGACTAGTTGGATCATTACAATGACAATGAGTGATCCAACGTTCATCTCCCAAAATACGAGAACGACGAAAAGACACACTATGAAGTTCCATTCCACCACACAAATGATGTTTAAGAAACACATATTCACGATGGGATAAAATATACTGCCATGGAATAGGAATTTCCATAAATTGAACAAAAGGTACTGCGCCAGGACGACTACAAACTATAACAGTTGGGTGAGTAGGACCAGAACATAGACGAGCAGGATGACGTGGAATAAGCGGAGGTCTATCGGGATAACGTAGAAAGTCAGACATCCTAAGATGAACAAACATAATTGAACTGATTGTACAAAGGTTTAACATCTATTAAATCTAAAATATCCATATCTATTTCAGCTCTACGAGCATTCAATTTATCTATTAACATAGTACACATGAATTGTTGAAATTCCAAGAAAAATTTTGTAACATCATTTGGAGAATGAAAAAGTTCAGTTTCAGAAGCAAAAGAACAAATTAATTTCTGTCCAACTGTTGTTGGAACAAATACACAAGAAATGTGCAATGTACTATCAGTGTTAACTCCGTTAACCATTACAAAACAGCATTTAATTAGTTCATCCACAAGACTTATGCCGGCAGCATCAAAAAATTGAACAGCAACCACAGGAACAGATACAGAAAAACATTCAGCTAAGGAATTAGCAGCCATTCCTAAAACAAAAAAAAATATATTGTGTCGTACATACCATTTTTTTTTTGATAATTAATATAAAGAAAAAAAAAATTACTTACTTAATCAATGAGCGTTACTTCACACAAAGTTGTTCCTCGAGGAATGACAACCGGCATAAGATGCGCGTGTAAATAAAGTTGTAATACGCGTATATAACCTTGAAATAAAACATATTTGGTATCTACTAATAATTCAGGACTATAAAACAAACTTGATAACTGAACTAATGCCTTTTTACCAGTAGGGATAGTAATGCCGATATTAAATCTTACATTTACACCATAATTAAATACAACAAGATATCCTTCATTTTTAAAGTGTACAGTATTTTTACAAATAATAGGAGCTAAAGACCGTGGACCTAAATGACATTGAACACAATTTAAAGGACACAATGATTTTTCTAAAACTGCATCAGCTGATTTAAATATATATTCCATTAATTAGGTTGCGGATCATCAAATATCCAATCTAATAAACGTAATTGACAAATAGGTGAATTTTTAGGAATAACAAATGGTGGTTCTGAATTCCAAAGAGTGACTTTAAATTCACTTAAAGAAGCAAAACGAGTATCTATATCATAAATTTCTCCCAAACACTTTTTTTCAGAAAATAAAATAGATTGAGAAACGGTCACATATTTTCCAGAAGGAATAAAAATATCAACAGGAGTAATTGGAACAGAAACTTTTTCGCCTGGTTGCAGTATCACTTCAGATTTTGAAAAAATATGAATTAAATCGTTTTCATAAATTGGCGCAGTATCAGTATCATCATGAAGAGAAACAAAAAAGGATTTTTGAACCATTTTTTCCTGCAAATAAAAAATAACATTTTTTACTTACTATTATTAAAAAAAAAAATAATACCCCACATTATAATACTTACAATTGCTTATGAAGAGCGCAGTCTCCTTTCGCACAAATCGAAAAAGAGCACAAGTGAAAAATGATCACCCGTATTTATACTCAAAGTTACTCCCATTTTCACTACGTAAAACTCAAAGGTTAAAATGCCCAGTTTTTATTTACCGGTAATTATCACAAAGTCCATTCTGCCCACTTTCGGTCCAAAAGTCACTGCGCCCAGTGTAAATATTCCCACTCCACCCATTAGTCACACCAGTAATAAAAAACACCATAAAATGCCATAAAATGTCATAAATACCTCCACGTCACAAATGACGTCAATAGTCACCCCACCTTCGCACGCGAAAAAAGGACACACCCACTTTTAATCAAATTTGCATGTTTCGTTATTTATT